TAATATTGCTGATACCATCCATGATTATGTCAATTTAACTTCTACTCAACCATCTATTGAAGACATATCTCGTGCCAAAAAGCGTACTGATTTGGAGACGAGACGTGGCCTAGAGATGTTGGATAAGGTACAAGAACGTCTTAATCCCCCTTATCCACTCTATCCATACCAAGAACTAGCCGTAGCATCTAGTGTCATTCCAATTCATATCTTTAAAGGATCCTTCCAATATGGTTTTTTATGTTCAATCAAACATTTTCGTGCTTGTCGAGTAAGAGGATAATAGTAAAGATGTTTGGGTATTCGTGGAATAGCTTTCACCGATAAACCTAATTCCTCTCGTAATCGTTTCTGATTAGCATGCCCATAGCGATGATTAACGGTTCGAGCGTGAACCGTTTCACCATTGATAATTAGTGCTTGTGGCCCACCTTGGTTGGCTTTGCCTACATATGTCCAATTTGAAGCTTGATATATACCACCGTGGTGACCTACTGTTGGGTCAGCATAAGCAATAATAATTTCAATTTTGGGATGGTCTTTTTTCAACAACTTCATAGATTGGCTTAAGAAGCTGGATAACGTTCCTTCATATGCATCTGGTGACCATAGACGCATCAATTCGGTGGCTGGAAGGTTAAACCGTATGATTCCTTTAGTAGGTCGTCCAAATACTGCTACAGCTTCTCCATCGGTATACGCATCAAGAATGCGTATCATCGGTACAGTGCCAAGGTAATGAGTGTGTAACTGTTGGTTAGCTTTTTGAGATGTGATTGATGTTATCAATTTATTTTTTATAGTTTTTATTCTTTTGGTGATTGAAATTGAAGCTCCCATAATGCCGTACCACCCGTAACTAGCCCAACTTCTATATCAGGTACTTGAGCATTAAGGTAGGACAATAATTTTTCATTGCGTTCATTTAAGATGACTCGTGTGGGTAGTACGCTATATGCATCCACATACTTTTGAACAGCCTTAGACATATCTTCAGCTTTTAATTCCATTGATGTAACTGATACCTGGTAAATCATATAGCCTTTATCACCAAACTTTTCCATGATTTCCTTAAAGCCACGAATGGGTTCCATAGTATAAGGAATCTTAGGAACTTCAGATTGATGTATGTTTGTAGAACCTATAGGTTGCTCACGTTTTGATTTTTTGGTAACAGGTATATCAAGAATGGTAGGTTCAATGTGAATCGTTGGTATGATCTTAGTTTTATTTGGACTACCGGCAGGTCGTCCACGTTTGGCCGGAGCAACCTCTTTAGGCTTATTGGTGCTACTGACAGGTCGTCCACGTTTTATAGGTGTAACTTTAGGTTTATTCTTACTACCCGTTGGACGGCCCCGTTTTTTTGTTTCAAGAGTTGTGTTAGGTGTTTCTTTTTTGATGCTTGGCATGTTAAGTAACTATAATCCATACCAAAGTAACCCACACACCGGTTGCTATTGCTAGATTAGTGATCATCATCCATGGTTGAAATATCTTGTTCATTAACTTTTCCTCTTTGTGCCTCTTTAATCATTTCAGTCATATGGTATTGACATAACCAAAGATTGGTTCCGGGAGCTATTGAGAGTAGGCCAATACCAGCCTTTTTACATGTGAAATCTTCACATTTTTTTTCGGGGGACATACTATAAGTCTTTTTCTATGCTTTCTAAGTCTTTTTTCATGGTGTCCATTCGATTTTTCATGGCTTGAACCTCTATTTTCTTTGCAAGTGTTGACGATTGTTTCTCTAGGTTATGAGCTTTAGCTTGCTGAACAAGTTTTTCATTGGCCGTAAATAAAATGTCTCGTTCTTCGGTTAAGTTTTGCACTTGGATTTTTAATTCATCTTGTTCTTTAGAAATTTCTATAGAATTGTTTTGAGACATCTGTTTTTCCAAGTATTTCTTTTGAGATTCAATTATTGCATTCTTTTCAGAAATAGTTTGGTCTTTGTCTTCCATCTCTTTTATAAAGGTGTCTTCTTTATCAATTCTATTTTGATCTTGATTCTTTAGGTCTGAATTTTGTTGTTCAAGTTTGGCAATATATTTTAATACACCTTCAGTTAGTCCAGCCCAGGTGGATACTATATTAGAAGGTTCGTCTTTCCATACAAGATCATTTACCTCAGTTTCTTGTGTTTTTCGTGGTTGCATTACAGATGGGTCCCCTACAACGGTATCTGACTGTTTGGGTTTCTGGACTGTGGTAGTTGGGGTTAGTGGTAACTCCAATCCTTTAATTCCACCCGATCCTACATAGCCACATTTGTCTCGAATTTGTTTGATTCGTTTAAGACCATATGGAGTTAATTCGCATTGTGATCCTATGCCACCTAATTGACGTACTAATACAGGTTGATGTTTAACAACTCCATGGACTTGAGGTGACGTGCCATTTAATACGTCTCGTACTGATTTAGTATTACGTCCTACGGCCATAGCAGCCGCATTCATTGCTTTAACATGGGAAAAATTTGATGTATCTGGTTGTTCTGAGCAATTAACCCAATAGGCATCAAAAAACATTTCCTTATTTTTTCCAGTTGTTCGACGTATTATAAAACGCCTACCAACATTTTGTGTTGCTCGTAATTGTAAATAAGTTTCGATAACAGTTTTAACTTGTCCAACCTTCCATTTCTTACCATAATTCTTAGAAATAGGAATGGTTAATTGAAACTGATATTCTGATGGATGATTATCTTTTATATGATTTACCAAATTCATTGGTGAACCATATGATTTCGTAGTGTCTTTAGGGCAAACTTCACAGATGTATTTTCGAGGCGAGTGTGTGGCATTTGGTGTACTAATTGGAGCAGCTGGGAATGTAGTTACCGAGGTTTGTGATGTGGTCTTTGGGGGATCTTGAAGTTCTGGGACTACAGCATCAATGATATTAGAATCTTGAGTGCTTGATGCCTTTTTACCAAATGGTTTGAAAAATGAAATCTTTGACATTATTAAACCGTCCTTGTATTTTTAAAGTCGTTATATAAATCATATCAGATTACTAACTCTAAGTCAATTTTTAATTCAGCTTCATTTGGAGCTTACTGTTTTCTGAAGTTGACCGCAATAGTTTATTTTCTATTGTTAATCGTTCAATATAAATTCGTTGTTCAGCTAGTAAATCTTGACACTCTTTTAATAAATTACCCATTCGGGCTATCTCAGTAACACCTCCTATGACGTTCTCTGTAGAATCGTTCATCATTTAAACCTCTTAGGGTTTTGCGTTTAAATTAATAGCCCAAGTTCCAAATAGTTTGGCAAGTCCAATTATATCGCCATCTTTTTTACCTACAATCATATCTCCATCAAATTGCGGTAAATAGATTACTTCACATCCATAATCTTCTAACATTGAAGATAATGATCTTTCATCATCTTCTTCTGTGATTTTCCATCCATGTCCCTTATTGTATAAAAATACATATAGGAAACGATATTCTTCACCAATTGGCATGTTTTACCACTCAGTAATAACGAACGACCCACATGCTTTTCCATCTGGACCATTTTCTATCCATTCTGTAAGGTGTCTAGGTCCAGTGGGCGGGATTTTTATTTTTGATATAGAGAATCGTATTAATTCATTGTCGCGTTCTGCAACTATGATTTGTACTATTTCATCTCGATCATCTGGAGCCATATCTCGTACTCTATAATTATATTCAGCCGCTCGTTCTAAAAATTGAGTAGACCAAGCTTCTACTACTAAGGCATATGCGTCAGCTTGGCGTTCCTCTAGCAATTCTAATATTACCATTGGCATATGTTCTTTTTCAGTAGTTAATCCGTAGATTTCTATATCTTTTGGAGTAGCTATTAAAAGTGTGGGCATCAATTGGTCATAAAGACCAATATTAAGTTCAGCTCCAGATTTAGCTGCTTGTTGTAATTGTTGAAGAACTAATTCATCCGCCATTATATTTTACGACGTGCTTGATTTCGACAAGTTCTACTACAATTCATTGTAGAATTTCGTTTCATTCGTGCTTTATAAATGGAAGTCATTATTGTTTGAGAGATTCCACAAGTTGAACATTGGAAAGTGGTTTGTCCATTAGGATATTGGCATTTTTGACTACAAAATTTTAAACGTCTATTACGTAAAGTTTTATTACATGTAGCACATAATGGTAATGGTGGGTACATTCGAGCCAAAGATTTAGTATTTAGATTTGCATTAGTAAGGATTTGTCGTACTCGTTCACGAGTTAAATCAACCTTTTCTCCAATTTCACGTAAAGTAAGTTCTGGAAAATTTTCACGTAAATGTATAATCTCAAGACGTTTAGATGCTTGTCCATAATCATGAAAGGATGTCGGTTTATTTAACTGAATCATAGTGACATTCCTTTGGTATCTAGTTCAATATCCATTGCCCCTGTTTCATTCATTGTGTCAGTGGTAGTTATTTGAACAGTAGACTGGACGGTGGACGTTGTAGTCTGACCTGGATTAATACCAGAAGAATCAACTAATGTAGTTTGGACTTCAAATCCAATCATATCATTGGTTATGGCTTCAATTGACCAATCCATTACATCAGAATCTTCCTCGTCCTTAACCACCCATCCAGTTAATTCAACCTTATAAAGTTGTTTACCCATTATCAGTCTCCTGCATTAAAATTTTTATTTGTTGTAAAGTTTCAAGTTGATTTTCTACTCTACGCATTGCAATCTTTTGTTGTCCTATAGTCAATTGTAAAGTGGAAATGAAAGATGTATGTACAATTTCTTTTCGTTCCCACTCTTGATGAGAGTAAATTAGTTCTTCTTCAGCTTTATTTTTAGCCATTAGATATTAATATTGGGTGGCATTTCTAGATTTTCTATGTTAAATGATGTTGATGTTTGTATAGGATTTGGGAATTTTTCTCGTTCTTCATTACGTTTTTGAATTTCATAAATCTGTTGAACTAATTCTTCTAAGGTAATCCAAGTTATTACTTCACCAGAACCACCACACGTAGCACAATCTTGTTGTAGTCCTAAACATAACCAACAATTGTCTTTTAATTGTATTCTTAACATACTTTTATCCTCAGTATAGCATATACTAATGTATAAGTTAAGTTATAAGTTTATGGATTATATTTCCAATTACCATTGATGCTTTGATTCGTAGCCATCTATGGTCAGCCTTAGGAATGGCATCTTGGTTGAAATATGATATAGCTAATGTGAATCCATTTATGAAATCACTACAGCTACCACAGATGCCTTCTTCAGAATTATTATGATGTTGCATAAGAAATAATTCAAATTCTTCGCCTAATTTTTCGTCTACAAAATCATTGATATATGGCGGTATAGGCATTAAATTGCTCCAACACGTAATGAACGTCCTAAACATATGCGGCTACAAAATAAAAGGCCGGTTGTGGAATTTTTGATACGGAAGTTATATTCGTGACAACGAATAGATTTTTCAACACCACATGTTCCACACTGAAAAGTGGTCCGAGCTGATGTATTCGCTTCACCTCGCATCACATAGCCATAATCATTAGGAATTCGTTGGTGTACTGAATCCCAATAAGCATCACTGACACATTGACGAGAGCAATAAATTGCTTTTTGACTACCATTCTGAAGGCATTTCAGTTTTCGATTGTAATAATACATGCCTAGTTGAAAGGATTTATCACAATAGGGACAAACTAAATCCATAAATAGCTGACTAGGACGGCATTCTATATGATATTTAGGATGGTAACTATTATAAGTCTTTGAATTTATCTGACGATATGGTACAGGCTTATTGCATGTAGGACACGGTTGTTTGCTAAACTTTAGATGTGGGGGCTGGCGGTTATATGCCTCTTTAGTGGATCGTGTCTCCATTCCAGCTTTTTTTAATATTTGACGTACACGCTCTTTAGTTATTCCAACAATATTGCCGATAGCTAATAATGTCATATCAGGGTTATCGATACGCAGCTGTATAGCGTATATTTTATTTCCTTGGTGGGTTGGGTATCGACTTCCTTGGTGGGTTGGGGATCGACTTATCGGATGATTATACATAATTAGATTCCTATTATTCGTTCTACTTGGTTTCGAGTTTTAGCTGATACAGATAAGCCCCGCATTACACCCATTAGATAACTAGCGGCATATATGCGAAAAGCGGCTGTATTGTAATTGTTATTAAAGATACGTTTGGATGTAGCCTCATTCCTTAACTTTCTTAAAATGTTAGCTAGAATTTGCTTTTTTTCGATTTCGGTTTTCATTTTTAGGTTTTTGTTTATTGGTTTTTAAGACATTAGATGCTGGTATCCATTTCTCTATGTATCCAGTACCCCAACATACTATACAAATTGAAGTGTGGGATGTACAAGTGTTATTGATTCCCGTATTTCCTGGACATGGTTCTCTAGTTAAAATTTCCAATTAACTCCTTGCATGTATTAGACATAAATCCACCCAGTCCCATCTTGGATTAGGAATACATTAGTAGCTTTATGTACTGGAGCCTCTGTTTCCGTCAGGACAAATGAATCATATTTATATGGATTATAGGTAATCTGTTTTGTGGGTAGTAAGGGTAAGACTGCCGTTGATGGTGTATATGAAGATATCCAACCACGCACAAATGCATGTACGTTTTTACGTTGTTCTCGCAGAACTTTAGCACGTCCAGCTGGTCGAACAACTAATTCAGCATCTTCTAGATGAATTTTCTGAACATGGTCCACTACTTTTCCAGTTTTACAGTCTCGAACAGACCAACATTTTTGATGGAGATTGCGATATACTTCTACTTTCATATCTTTATTGTAACAGATTACTATCTTTAAGTCAAGTTCTCTTTGATTATTCTGAGGCCATTCCAAAGAATACATAAGTTTTAGGCTGTAACTCCATACAAACTGAAGGACCCCATTTATCGTTCCATACGTGTGCCATTTGTCGAATAGCAAACTTAGGGTATTTCTTTTCTAGTTTAGCCATTGTTTTTTCATTCCAATACGTTGTCATAGCATCAACAATTTTCATTACAGTATGCACACGCACACCCTTAGGTCGTGGGAATTCTACAAATGAATCCTTTTCAGCTATGGTCCCAGTGTAGCCACCATGACCATGTTCCCATTGGGCTTGTTCATATGCTGAAGAAAATGCCTCGTTAGCAGTTTTACCTTTTGATACTGTGACGTAATTGGTTGCTCCCATAATTACTCCTTCTCTTTTATTCTTTGATTCCATAAATCTAAATCAAAGATGTATGTAGTTGATTTATTGATGCCTTGATTGAATGTTTTTTCATCCATAAAATCAATTGTTTTGGGCATTCCACCTATTCGTTCACCAAACCCATCAGGATTAAGAATAATTAGACCACGGTCACTAGCCCATTGATGTGCTGTTTTTTTCATTTAACTGTTTTCCATTAATTCTTTATATTTTTCCATGATGGCTTGTACAGTTTTATTGATTTCTTGGTGTTCCGCCCTAGTATTATTTATTTGAGCTAATTTTTTTGTAGTTAAATGAGCTGATATGGATACAAATAATTTTTCTAATATATAATGTTGTTTTTTCTGCTCTGCTATTTCATCAGCAAATATTTTTAATTGTTCAGTAGTAGTTTGACCGTGTTTATTTGTCAAAGATTTAAATAATTCTTCGATTTCGGTATGTTGCCACGTATCGGGATGTTCTTGCAATTTATTTAATAATTCATCTGAGCCAGCAATTAATTTTGTGTGGTCATTTAATATATTGGTCAGCATACGACATAATTCTTGTGCATTTTTTAAAATATCTTTTTCGGTCAAATCATTTATTGCTTCTATAATTTGACTAAGAGTAACGGGTGAAATAAATTTCATTTTGTTACCTCTGCAATAGAGTCACGTAGGTCTTGAATAAATTCGGGTATGGGAAACTCACCATTTTCAGTGAAATCATCGTTCTGTTGGAAGAATTTATCTGCCTCTTTGGCAGCGTCTACCAATTTTTGTACATCTATTTGTGGTTGAATAAGTCCTAATTCATCCCAAGTATGGCAACCAGTAGCCATACAATCTGCCATATCGTCTTCATCATGGTGATATACATCAACAATGATGCCCTCAGGGTTTAGAATTACTTCTATCCACAAACCAAACATATCTTCAGGTGAGTCGCCCAAGTCTACAGATATTTGAAAACGTTTTTCCATTAAACACCTACCTTTTGATGGTTATAGGCTCGGACTACTGACTCTTGTGGTGCTACAAATGTTTTACCTTTAGCATTTTCGATTTGTATGGAATTCTTTGGTCGATTGGGCAAATAACCAGTGACCGTAAAGAATTTGTCGTGATATTTGAAAGTAGCCCCTAGCATTTCTATAGGTAATTGACCATCTGTCATCAATTTAGAATACGTCTTGTAATCGTTTTGAGCTTGGGTGTCACCGTTATCATTGGAACAGGATAAACGTATTTTCATAGTGAATTGTAAACGTTCATACGAGCCACCCGCACGTTCTACTGTGACACCAAATGGCTCCAATGCCTTAGTGATTGCATCGATTGATACTTTTGAAAGCTCGTTACATTTTGACTTTGTAAATTCCATCCTATTTCTCCTTTGAAGTTGTGTTAGGTTTGAAAATCCAACGTTTAGATTCTATGTGAATATCCTTAGTGATTGCCCCAAACAAGCGTTCAGCTTCCTGGAATACTTGAAGTACAGATTTATCTTGTCGTAACAAAGTTAGACAATGGGCCAGAACTGATTTATTTTGTTTAGGCATCACTACATCCTGTTGAACTTTCACCGTATAAGTAGTATAGCATACTAATAGTTCTAAGTCAATATCCTATTTAAAGAATTAGCCGGTCTAATTAGACCGGCTAAAATAATAATGATAGTGTTTGTGGATAAATTATTCTAAGTCGTTAAATAAATCTCTTTGAGTATATTGCTTGTAAAAATCCTTAACTAAACTATCGTTGCTATCGATGCATTTTCTAAGTACATCAATAGTATGTTGTAGTTCTTTTTCTCGGCTTTCAGCCGCTTCTAATTTTCTGCTCAACTCATTGTATTGCTCAACGAATATGTTTACATCCCGTTGCATACTTGTGATTGAAGTTTCTGTCGTAGTTTCTAAGGCTTGAAGCAAGGGGAATTGCTGTTGAATATCATTTATATTTTGAGGAATCAAATTTGCGGGTAAATCTAGATTGATAGGTTCTTCCACCTCTACACCTTCAGCCAGCATTTTATAGTGTCCAGACATAATACCTAGATTCTGTTTGAAAGTTCGATTTACTTGTTCAATCTCTTTGTCTCGTCTACCCCATTTTGGTATGTAACCTGAAATCATTTTTCGTACCGTTTCCTCAGACCGTCCAAAACACAACGCTAGTAAATATGCTGTTTTACTTCCTGGCTTACGATTGTGTGCTGAAATGTATAGACCATATTCAGCACTGGTGATTGGATGGCACATCTGGAAATGAGACCTGTTGTCTGCGGAATGGTCTACGATACGTGTACATTCACCAGTGAAATATCTACACTGATGTGGAAATGTATCAGCAAATCCTTTATGTTTGGGGTCTACTGTTTTGCCATTACCATATTGTTTATGGCTGATAGGTTCAGCTCCCATAGCTTTTTCATGATTTTGGTTTATTCTAGTTGTTTGAAAATCTCGTCTTTGCTTGGGTGGGTTGATTGCTTTATCGTCCCAATATGGAAATTCTTTTTCTTTAGGCAGCAAATTAAGTAACAATTCTGGGATGGGCTGTATTTTAGAAAAAATATCCTCTGGTTCTGTTGACATTGTATTTAACCTCCCTTTAGTTTGTAGAAATTGAATTTGTAACCAATTTATACATTTGTCGTACTTCGCTAAGTACATCAGTAACTGATTCAATGGGACAGTCACTGCGGTGTTCTCTGGCATCCTCTTCTTTCCAATTTGGAATTCCTTCACCACAGAATCTACATAGCACGTGACCTTCCATATCCATTGTTAAACAATTGGATACTACCTCTTTATTGGCTTGCAATGATTTTTTAGTTAATTCGGCCCATTTAATTAAAAATTCAAGTGTGTCCTTTCCAGCTTGACTATTTAATATATCTTCAACTTCAGTAGGTACAAATCCAGTTAATTTATATAGTGTTTCTGCTGTTGGATTTAATTTCCTGACCTCTTTATTATCCATTTTTACCTCTTCCTTTTTTCTACCTTTTAATATTTTAGTAAGAAAGGTTTTCATATGATAACTTATTAAATATTGATGGTGCCATTGATTCAAAATCCCCATACATCTCTTCTAAATAAGGAAAGTTTACTTTATCGGGCGAAATACGTAGTTCCTTTAATAATTGGTATTGAAGTAGATAAGTTTTTTTAGTTATATCCAATTTTCCAAACTCATTTATTCGTTGTAGGATGAGTTTAATTTGATTTATGTCTTGTTGAAGGTAGGCATCTTGTAGTTGGTTTGACAGTATTTTGAATATATTAGTCTTTTCTAATTCCGCTTCTCTCATATTAGTTAATATCTGATTAATTTGTATCCAATCAAAATCTTCAAATTCTGGGGATTGCCACGATGTAAGGGCATTTTCATAAACATCTAGGGCGGGTAGTATGATGCCTACTGCTGCCTCTGGAGGTATTACCCTTTGTTCTTGAAAGAAAGCTATTGTAGTCAGCAGTATAACAAAATCATTATGAATCTTATTAAAAGTTATAAGAGTATCAATAACTTGTTCTTGTCCTTGGGCATAAGACATAGTAGGAGTAGGTATATGGGTTGGACTAATAGTAATGGTAGGTGCCGGGGCTTCAGTAGGAACCATAAGGATAGGAGTATTAGTAGTAATAGATTGATGAGTATTCCATTTATAATCATCATCACTACAACCAATCATAACCATAAGCATAAACCCTATGCTTATCATAACCATAACCATAACTATAAAGGTTGATTTTATCTTTAGAGCTACACTTTTTGTATTCACACTCTTTTTAGTCCTTCACATATATTACTGTAACAGAAACTACGACTCAAGTCAATTATACTATATCAGTAAGACCACCATGTTAAATTCACTCTGAGCTTTCAATCACTTGTTATTTTATCTAATTTCATAAAAAATTTATAATCTACCATCTTGTGTGTCTCGTTTGTCTTTTTGCCACTTTTTTATTTATTATCTTGGCCCTCTATATATAGTACCTAGCAAGCCTTATTCACTCAATAGGTACAACATATGGTATCTAAGGTTTGGAGGATATTTATGGTATGGAGTGCAATTAAGGCTAGGGTATCGGGAAAGGGTGCTGTTGCAGCTTATCACTTTCCCGGTAGCCCATATACCCGCACTCCATGTAGTTATTGATAAGTTTTAGTTAGTTCCAGCCAGCCCACAGCTTGAACAAGTTAAGGGAAAGATGAGAATTTAAATGTATAAAAAAAAAATCCAGGGAATTAACCC